AGCGGGAGCGGAGGGCGTTAAGCTCGTCAGTCCTTATCATTCGCATGCTGCTTCCTCCTTTTCCGGTGCGCCGTTCTTCCAGCTGGAGTTGCCGGAGAGGTTTTTCAGGAGAATCTTTCGTTCTGTCTTGTAGTCACTGCCGATGAAGCCCAGCCGAAGGAGGAAGCAGCGGAATGCGTATTTCTCGTTGTCGACTTCCTTTTCGGTTGCGCTGACCCGCTTCTGATCCTTGGAGAGCTTGCAGATGGCTGCAATGAAGTGGGTGTAGGCTTTGACCTCGTCAGGCTCCGGCATTTCGGTGAACCAGGGGAATGTGATCTTGTCTTCGGAAACTTTAATGCCAAGGTCGTCAATCCCGAGCGCCTTCTTGATGAGGCTGCCTTTTGCCGTGAGGAGGTTTGTCAGGTTTCCGACCGCTGCTTTGTCGAGTGGCAGGCTGATTGAAAGGCCGGTAGGCTCGTCTGCTTCAGTAGCAGCTTCTTCTTCCTCGTCGGTGGTTTCTTCGTCAGCGCTTTCTTCTTCCTCGGGCAGTTCTTCAGGCTTGAAGCCGTCTGCGATGAGGTTGTGGATCAGACGCTCGAGTTTTTCGCTGTCCTCGCAGGTGACGCCGCCAGTTTTGTCGACCGTGATGTCGCCGATCTCAAAGGCGCAGGTCGGCATGAACTTGTAGACGGCCTTGTCGCCGGTGAGGCTTGCGATGGCTGCGACCAGCTCTTTTCTTTCTTTTCCGGTTACGTTGTAGTTTGCTTTCATGGTGTGTACCTCCGTTTGAAATTTGGTTTTCCGAAGGCTTCCTATGTGCCTTTCGGTACGTATATACATCACTCTGAAAGCCTTATATAGCAAGCGATTTCTCGATTTTTCTGTGGAGAATTATCGACAAATGTGAGCCTCCTGATTTGTGTACTATACAGTTTCAAAATCGACCTGTTTTACAAGATCTGCGTAGGAGACCTGCTCGCCGTTCCTTACTACATACACATTATTTTCATCACCGGTATCTTCCACATAGCGGCGGAGAATGACGGAGGCGTATTTCGGGTCGAGCTCCATCATGTAGCAGATGCGGTTCAGCTGTTCGCATGCCATGAGAGTGGAGCCAGAGCCGCCGAAGGTATCGATCACTACGGAATTCTCCTGCGTGGAGTTCTGAATCGGATAGCCCAGAAGGTCAAGCGGCTTGCTGGTCGGATGATCCTTATTGCGCTTTGGCTTATCGTAATTCCAGATGGTTGTCTGCTTGCGGTCGGAATACCAGGGGTGCTTGCCGTTCTGTAAAAATCCATAGAGGATCGGTTCATGCTGCCACTGATAATCAGAGCGACCGAGCACGAGGCTGTTCTTTACCCAGATACACACACCGGCAAGGTGGAAGCCCGCGTCGATAAATGCCTTCCTGAAGGTGAGTCCTTCGGTGTCTGCATGGAAGCAGTAGGCAGCGCCGCCTTTCTCGAGGTGGTCGGCCATGTTTTTGAAAGCAGAGAGCAGGAAGTTGTAGAACTCCTCACCCTTGAGGGAATCGTTCTGAATCGTCAGTCCGTCGGAGGCTTTGAAGGAAACGCCGTAGGGAGGGTCGGTCAGGACAAGGTTTGCTTTCTTGCCGTCCATGAGCTTCTCGACATCTTCGGCAGAAGTAGCATCACCGCACATGAGACGATGTTTTCCTACCGTCCAGATATCGCCGGGCTCCACGAAGGAAGCCTTCTCCAGAGCTGCGGTCAGGTCGAAATCATCATCTTTGATATCCTTTTCTTCACCGCCGCCGAGCAGCTTTTCCAGCTCATCGGTTCCAAATCCGAGAAGGCTAAGGTCGAAGGACTGATCCTGCAGGTCGGCTAATTCGACCGACAGCATTTCCTCATCCCAGCCTGCGTTCAGCGCCAGCTGATTGTCCGCGAGGATGTATGCACGCTTCTGAGCGTCCGTCAGGTTCTCGGCAAAGACGCAGGGCACGGTTTCATAGCCTTCTGCGCGGGCAGCTTCAATTCTGCCGTGGCCGACGAGGATGTTGTAATCCGCATCGATGACCGCAGGGCTCACAAAACCGAACTCGCGCAGGGACGAGCGCAGCTGAAGAATCTGTTCTTTACTATGTGTCCGGGCATTCCGGGCATAAGGCACCAGCTTATCTATAGGTACCTGTTCGAATCTTTGTGTATTCATTTACATTCCCTTTCTGGCTCTTAGAAGCCTCTCCATCACGTCGTCCTGTGGATTGAGGCCGCTGTATTCCGTAGCGCAGTTCTCTTTTACGATCTGGAAGATCTCGTTCCACAGGCGGCTTGCCTGATTCATGTAATTGATGCCGATATTGATGAAGGGAGAAGGGATAGGCTTCCCAGTCGTCGGATGTTTGCTCAGGTATCCGAGCCGAGTGGTCATATCTTCACACTGAATCCATCTTGCAGAGCACATCGCGTATCGCTCCAGAAGCTGAGGAGATACCGCCTTGGCTACGCCGATCTTGTCCAGCCATTCCCATGTTTCTCTGTAGATTTCACCGGCTTCCAGCGTGGTGCCATCGTGCTGCTTGGCAGATAGGAAGTCGTGCGGGGTCGGCATTTCCTCGCCTTCGACATCCGGGATGTCCAGCACGGTGAGATCCCTGCCGCCCGGATTTCCGTTTTCATATTTCTCACGGACGGGGCTTTTCTTACGTCCGGCACCGGGACGTCTGCCGCCGCGCCCGCCGGTGTTATTTGATTTTGTCGGCATGATTTTTAACCGCCTCCTTTATTACCCGTTTGAAATCGCCTTTTTTGCACGCAAGAGGGGGCGCCGTTTTCCGGGGCATTCGCCCGTAGAGATTTGACCCGCCCCTACCGGTCACAAAATTTCTCGCGCAAAAGAAAAGACCGCGAAGTTTATCAGCGGTCTCCTCGATCTCGATGTATCTTTTCATGACACGAACGACATAGACTCATGAGATTACTTTCGTCGTTCGTTCCTCCCTCGGAGAGAGGAATGATGTGGTGGACTTCCTCGACCGCCACGTAGCGTCCTTCCTTCAGGCACTGCTCACACAGCGGATGCTTGTGGACGTACCGATCACGGATTCGTTTCCAAGCCCTGCCGTACCTCTTGCCGGGAGAGTAGCCGCGCTGGAACTTCTCGTAGTGCTGTTCCATGATCTTGGCGTGCTCCTCGCAGTAGACACCGTCAGTCAGGTTCGGGCATCCGGGATAGCGGCACGGCCTCTTGGGTTTCCTTGGCATGGCCGCCGCCTCCTTCCTTGCATAACAAAAGCCCTGCAGGATCGCTCCCTCAAGGCTTCTTGGATTTTCGCTTTTCGCTATTGTAATACTATCATGTATGGGACTGTGCATTGTGTTGCAAAGTGTGGTAAAACGTGCAGGCTCAGATCTCAATCGGGTGCTCCGGCATCTGGACATGCTGCAGGGCGGAGCCGTGCCAGCGGTAGACAGTGGTGCGGTCGGCAAAGAGCTCGTTGCCAATCTGCTCCCATGTCATGTTATGAATGTACCGGTACTTCAAGACCATGCGCTCGTCGGTATCCGGAACCGTCTCGATGACTTCCCGGATCTGTTTCTTCAGGTCAGAGAGCAGAGCCAGCTCGTCAGCTACTTTATTCTCCAGTTCCCACAGGCGTTCCAGCGCACGGACGAACGGTGCGTCGGTATTCTTGGAAGTCTGCACACGGTCAACGTCGTAGCGAAGGCCGGACACGCTGCCTGCCATCTCCCGGAGGTTCTGGGCTTCCAGCGTATCGGACTTGATCCTCTGATCCAGCCGGTACGCCTGATGAAGATATTCTTTAACAGTCATAGGCGTTTCGCCTCCTCTCGTAATTTTTCTATTAAGTACTCGCCGTCCACGCTCGTGAGCTCCCGGTACCAGGGGGAGCGGAAGAAGCGCTCGCATTCCATCGCATCAGCCATTGCAGCTTTGTTCTGCGGTTTCTTCTTCAGGCGTTTCAGGGCATCCCGATAATCTTTGACAGCCTGAAGCACGATTGCATTGGCGAGGTTTTCATACGGGGTGGTCATTACACCACCTCAGCTTTGACCGCATCGATCAGAGCGGCCTGTGTCATTTCCTTCTTGGACAGCGCTTTCAAGATGCGCTCGTCGATGGTACCTTTCGTGATGATGTGCTGGATCACCACGGTTCCGGAGGTTTGTCCCTGCCTCCAGAGTCTTGCGTTCGTCTGCTGGTATAATTCCAGCGACCACGTAAGCCCGAACCAGACAAGGGTAGAACCGCCTGCCTGAAGGTTTAAGCCGTGCCCGGCAGAAGCGGGGTGGATGACTGCTACAGGAATCTTTCCCGCATTCCAGTCAGCAATATCGCGGCTTGTCTTGATCTCCCGGACAGAAAAGCGGTTCTTGATGCGGGTCAGCTCGTGACGGAACCAGTAGGCCACAAGAAGTGGTTTTTCATTGGCGGCTTCGATGATATCCTCCAGAGCGTCCAGCTTCCGGTCATGAAACTCGATGACTTCGCCGGTATCGGAATAGATCGCACCGTTTGCCAGCTGGGAGAGCTTTCCGGTGAGGGATGCTGCATTGGCGGCAGTAATTTCTCCGCCCGGCAGCTGCAGGATCAGCTCCTGCTTCAGATCTTCGTAGCGGTCTCGCTCGGCTTCGGATAACTGGACTTCATATTGCGAAGTAACCAGTTCGGGCATCTTCAGGTGATCGGTCGACTTCATGGAAATCGTGATATCCGAGATTTTCCGGTAAATGGCGTCCTCTGCATAAGGCAGGGGCTTATAGGAGTAGATGATCTCGCCATTTCGCTTATCCGGCATGAAGTAGTTTGTCCGGTACTGGGTAATGAAGCGACCGAGCCGTGCTCCCATATCCAGCACCTTGAATTCTGCCCATAGATCCATAAGTCCGTTGGAAGAAGGGGTGCCGGTCAGGCCAATAATGCGACGGAGCCTCGGTCTTACCTTCATCAGCGATTTGAAGCGCTTTGACTTGTGGTTTTTGAAGGAAGAGAGCTCATCGATAATGACCATGTCATATTCGAACAGGAAACCGGACTCGTCGATCAGCCACTGCAGGTTTTCACGGTTGATAATGGTGATATCTGCATTCTGCATCAGAGCCGCACGGCGCTCCTTGGCTGTCCCGACTGCGACTGCATAAGTCAGACCCGTAAGGTGGCTCCATTTCTGGATTTCCGCAGGCCATGTATCTCTTGCTACTCGAAGCGGTGCCACGACCAGCACCCGGCTGACCTCGAAGCTGTCAAACAGGAGGTCGAACACGGCAGTCAGGCTGATGACCGTTTTTCCAAGACCCATGTCCAGCAGGACGGCCGCGACGGGATGCTTTTCGATATAGCGAATGGCATAAGCCTGATAATCATGTGGTATGAAGTTCATTCAGCATCCCTCCAATCTGTTCTGTGCTGTCGATAACGTAAACCTTGAATCCCAGCTTCCGAAGGAGCCGGTGTCTTGCCTCTTGAAGAGGGCGGGGTTTCTTTCCCGGCGCTTTGAGTTCGGCAAAAGCAATGATCCCTCCCGGAAGAAGGACAAGCCTGTCCGGCATCCCGTCAAAGCCGGGAGAGACAAACTTGGGTGCTATGCCACCCATTGATTTCACTGTATTTACAAGCTTTTTCTCGATCGTCTTCTCATCTATCTGCATCTCGAATCATCTCCTTTGACTGGACAAAGGGGACAAAAGGACAGCTTTTTCCTATATTTACCTACGCGCGTGTTCGCAGGTGCCTTTGTGGCTCCCTTATTCTGTTTTCCTGAATTAAATAAAGGGGAAAAGTTGTCCTTGTCCATGAGGTTGTCCATTTATTTCTCGCGTTCATAGAGCCGCTGACGGCCATAAAGCGGTTGACTGGATCTTTTAGTGGTGCGCTTCCAGCCATCGACCTGTGTCATAAGAGCGGCGATGGCATAGGAGTCGGAGGGCTTCAGATCAGCGATGTTTCTGCCAAAGCACTCACACCAGATTTCCGCATTGCTTACTTCCATGCGCTGCACGGTGCCGGAATTCGAAGTGATGTCGTCACCATCAAGGAAGTTGCGACGCTGATACAGATCCATTTCCGACCAGTTTTCCGGCAGGAGCTTTGACAGGTATTGTTCAACAAGACCCTGACGCTCGTCGGATTCCATAGCGCTGCGCTGGGCTTCTTCAGCTTCTTCAAGAAGGTCACCCTCGAGATACAGCTTTTCGCCTTGCTCGTAGTAATACTTGGCCTCCGCCCATATCTGGTCACGTACCTCGGACGTGATTTTCCACCTGACCGATTTCTCTGTCTGGCGGCACTTCACGATCCAGAAGCGGCGGTTCCCGGTGATATCACGGAGATATCCGTGCTCGCCATTAACCGTAGCGACCACGACACACTGCCTCGGGTGACTTTCGACCACCTTGCCGTAGCTGGGGCGGTACTTGTCGTCCGAGGTTGAAAGGAAGGATTTGACCTTCTCGATGTCGGCCTTCTTCATACCAGCCAGCTCGCCGATCTCGATGATCCAGAAGCCCTGCAGTTTCTCGGCACCGGACTTGTCGTCCATATCCGTAAGGGAAAGCGCGTCGGAGAAGTATTCATCACCAGCCAGTGCCTTCCACATGGTACTTTTGCCGATACCCTGAGCTCCGTCGAGAACGGGAACGGTATCGAACTTGGTGCCGGGATGGTAGATACGGGTCACGGCGGCCACTAAGGTCTTCCTTGTAACTGCCCGGACATATTTCGAGTCATCCGCCTGCAGGCACTTGATGAAGAGTTCATCGAGGCGCGGGGTCTGATCCCATTCCGGCAGGCTGTTCAGATAGT